AACAGTAAGAGGCTTACAGCAACATGTCATGGACAAATCACAGATCGTCCAATCAAGGCTTAAGACTACAAAGGCTGCAGAAGAGAAGCAACGCGGTGCACAGCAAGAAATTAACCATATCAATAAGCATGCAAGCTCATACGAGAACTTATTGAAGATGCATCAGCATATCCAAAAAGCAAAGAACGTATTGGTAAAGACATTGAACCAACATCCTGGAACTCTAAGCCATCACATTGAAGGTAAGGAGACACATCCAGAAGGCTATGTAGTTAACCATAAGAACGAACCAACAAAGCTTGTAGATAGAGCTGAGTTTAGTCGTGCAAACTTAATGAGGAACCGTAAACCAAATGCTAACGTTTAAAGAGTACCTTAAAGAAGACAAGTACAAGTCAGAGACCGGTGGTTTAACCCGTGCTGGTGTAGATAAGTATAACAGAGAGAATCCTGGTCATCATTTAAAAATGGCTGTAACAACACCACCATCCAAACTTAAAAAAGGTGGTAAGGCTGCAGGACGACGTAAGTCTTTCTGCGCTCGTATGGGTGGAGTTAAAGGTCCTATGAAGGATGAACATGGCAAACCAACAAGGAAGGCATTAGCTTTAAGAAAATGGAATTGCTAAGTCTAAAAGATTTTATCACAGAGGATACTGGTGCTAAGCATCATGTATTGACTTATGGTCGTATGAACCCTCCTACGACTGGTCATCTTTCACTTATCAAGAAGGTCCATGACGTGGCTGATAAACATGAAGCTGGTCATACAGTGGTGACATCACATAGCCATGATAAGAAAAAGAACCCACTATCACCAGAGCAAAAGCTTAAACACCTTAAACGCTTCTCACCTAAGACAAACATTAAGGCATCATCTGCCGAGCATCCAACCATATTACACCATGCAGCTGATCTACATAAGAAAGGTGTAACTCACCTACATGTTGTGGTAGGATCAGATCGTAAGAAGGAGATGACGACGCTGTTAAATAGGTATAATAACAAGAAAGCCGGACACGGGCATTATAACTTTAAGAAGATAACAGTACACTCTGCTGGTCATAGAGATCCAGATTCTGAGGGTACATCAGGCGTATCAGGCACTAAACAAAGAGAGCATGCAAAATCAGGTAACTTCCATGAGTTTCGTAAGGGTGTACCAGAGCATGTATCAGATAAACATGCAAAAGAACTAATGCATGACGTACAACAAGGGAGCAAGTAATGAAGAGACTACTATTAGTAAGTGTACTACTATTGAATGGGTGTGCTATAACTAACCTACTACCCAAGCATCATGATACTGCAGAAGCAGCCAAGCTTACAGACCTTAAAGTAGATATTGAGAAGGTATCTTGCAATGATAAGAAAGAAGTTGACTGGGCAAAGCTTATTGAGGATGCCCGTTGGTTGGATGTATATACAGCATGGAGGGATGACCCTCAACAGAAGGCAGTAACTGAGTTCTACATCGCAGCACAAAAAGCTAGAGACGGAAGCCCAGCATACTGTGAAGCCACCATTAAACTTAATAGGACTCGTCTTCAAGTGATTGAGTCAGCATGGAAAGGAAGATCATGAGTGTTTTAACCGAATTAAGATCTGCCATGGCAGAGCCGGGAATCAAAGGCGCATTAGCTCAACAGTTACATGACATCACAGAGCAATACAATGATGGCATACTTACAGACGTAGAGTATAAGGATCTAGTTACCGAGATTGGTAACGTCCAAGCTAACGCAGAGCTTGCACAAGATGAGGTAACTGCAAGATGGGTCGTGAATATTACAAAAACGATACTTTCTGTAGTATAAATAATAATATACTTTTATATAGATGGATTTAAATGAAGAATAAACCCAGCCCATTAGGCACTATATATTACATATATGCCTATCTAAGTAAAAAAGGCATTCCTTACTATATTGGTAAGGGTAAAAACGATCGTGCGTATGAAACACACGGCCGAATTAAAGTGCCTAAAGACAAGAATAAAATAATACTACTAGAAACTAATCTTACTGAGATTGGAGCTTTAGCTCTTGAACGTCGTATGATCCGTTGGTGGGGTCGTAAAGATCTTGGAACCGGGTTATTATATAATATGACAGATGGTGGAGAAGGTACTAGCGGTATAATAGTTACTAAGTTAACAAGAGAAAAACAATCTAAAGCTAAATTAGGTAAAATTTATACTGAAAAACAAAGAACAAATATGTCTAATTCAGCTAAAGGCAAAATTATTGCTGAACAAACAAAACAGAAAATGTCAGAAGCTAAAAGAGGTAAATCATGCCCTTGGGTAAAAGGATCTCCACGTTCCGCAGAAACTAAAGCTAAAATATCTGCAGCATTTAAAGGAGTGCCAAGGTCTGAAGAAACTAAAGCTAAAATAGCAGCAACAATATTAAGCAAAAAACTGGCGACAAAAAATGAAGAACTATAGACAACTCATACGGGAATTGCCTTCTAAGACCGTCATCATGACAGTCGGAAGCTTTAACCCGCCTACCTCGGTCACTGAGATGACTCTTAAGCTAGTCCATAAGCTAGTTGAGTCAAACTCTGCCGACCACATAATCTATGTTACAGAAGACAAGGATAGCCTACCAGTAGATCGTAAGCTACACTTCCTTGAGATGATGTTTGGTTCAATGAACTTTAAGGCATTGAACGAGTCAAACTTTGCTTCTGAACTAACAGCTCTTAAGAAGAGGTACAAGGATGTCATCGTAGTTGCTTCAGAAGATAAAGCCAAGCTATACGAGTCAATGAACGTTGTCACCACAGGCAATGACGTTGACTTCTCAAAGATCAAATCAATGGTCACCAAGGGTGACTTTACATCGTTTAAGAAACAACTGCCATCAATGGTACGTGAACTTGACGCTCGTAGGATCATGAACGAGATGAGACAAGTCCAAGGTCTTGAACTAATCAAAGAAGATATCAAGTTCTCAGTAGACATACTTAGAGAGAAGTACTTTAAAGGTGAGATCTACCATGTGGGTGACATCGTTGAGTCTGCTGGTCATCAGTACGAGATCATGGACCGTGGATCAAACTACCTAGTCGTAGTTGATAACACTGGCACCTTACATAGGAAATGGGTGAAGGATGTGTCATTAGTAGAAGCTAAGTCCCTATCTAAAGCATGTTGGAAAGGCTACAAGGCTATCGGCCTTAAAAAGAAAAATGGTAAGACAGTCCCTAACTGTGTGCCTGAGCAAGTAGAGGTCAACGAAGGTCATGAGATCTCCTACAAAGGCTACACGACAACTAATATGCATCATTGTCCACAAGGCTCAAAAGCCTTTAAACTAACTATGGACAAAGCTACAGATCCAGTTGCTATGTTAAATGCTATCAAGACAACTGATGCATACCTTAAGATCTATGACTTCGACCCGTCCAAGCCAGAACTATATGGCTTTAAACATGTTAAGGATGCTCAAGAAGCTCATAAGAAGTCAAGAGAATCACTAGAGAAACTAGGATGCTTTGATTCTCACAAAGAACATTGGGAAAAACATAAAGCCGAGCTTGATAAGATGACTATCAAGGAAGGCGTATCTAACACCTATAACATAGCTCAAGACGTATTAAGATACTCTGACTTCATGAAACTACATAAGATGAACCAAGGCATCATACCTGATGACAAAGAGATCAAGCAAGTCTTAGACCCTAACATCTCACAGCAGATCGATGATTTACAAAAGTACCCGTTCCATAAACATACCGAAGTTGGTCATACACTAGAGACAGATCGTCACCTACGTAGACGTAAAGTCATGTATGCTACTGAGTCTGTGATGACAAAGAACGAGACAGCAGGTGTACAGATCAAACCTGAACACGAAGCTGGTTACTACGTAAGATGTACAGCGTCAAACGATATCTTATCTGGCCCTCATAAATCAAGAGGAGAAGCTGGAGCAGCTGGTAAGAAGTACGGTAAAGAATGCTACATCACAAAAGACGGCGAGTATACACAGGAGTCGGCAGACGGTGAAGTAGAAGGCCAAAAGGTTACTAAGGTTGTACCACTACCAGCTAATATGGCACCACCAGCAGATGATGAACCAAATAAACAAAAAGGCAAAGGCTTTAGTGCTTTCTTTGAAAAGAAGATTAAAAAAGAAAACCTTAATACTCTCCTAGATTATGATTCATGGATGAGACAGCAAACCGAGAGAAAATAAATATGGAAAAGCTAATCGCTACGTTGAAGGTTGCATTGGGTAATACGTTTTGTATGTACTTCAAGAGTCATTCATACCATTGGAACGTGGAAGGGATGTTCTTTAGTCAGTACCATAAGTTCTTCCAAAAGATCTATGAAGACACCTATGGAGCTGTAGACCCATTTGCAGAGAACTTGCGTAAGCTTGATGTGTATGCACCTATCAGCCTTGAAGAGATCCATAGCTATAAGACTATAGAGGAAGATAAAGTTAAGCCTGAAAACATCAGTGAGATGTTAGTTAACTTACTACATGCAAACACAGAGATACTACACGTATTGACAGAGCTATTTGATGATGCTACAAGAGAAAAACAACAAGGCCTTGCTAACTTTGTAGCAGACCGTATGGATAAACATAAGATGTGGGAATGGCAAATCCTCGCATCATTAAAACAAATTAAGAAACCCGGAGAATAAGAATGAAGTCGTACAAAGACCTAACACAAAGACTAGATGAGATCTTAACCAAGTCCACACCAGCTGGTAAGTGGATAGATGACTTTGTACACTCAGATAATCCTAAGTTTGCAGGTAAGTCTGCTGCAAAGCGTAAACAAATGGCACTCGCAGCATACTATTCTAAACAAAGAGAAGAGTCAGCTGCAGTATCACAAAATTCTACAGCAGAAGTTGACATGAGAGAAGCTAAAGAAGAGCATTTAGTACATGTATCTGATGGTTCTAAGTACGATGAACAACCACATGAAAAAGATGTAGAGCATGTCATGGCTGGTGTTAAACAACATGGTGGTGAACATGCAGGTGGATCTGATAAAGGTGTATTCTTTAAATTCCCATCAAAAGAACATGCACAAAACTTCATGCATCATGTTAATAAGTGTCCACATAAATCATGTGATGCACACCTTTCAGAAGCTATTGAGTATAAAGGTATCGGTACAGATGTAGTTGACAAGAAAAAGGTTTTAAATCCTCCTATCCCTTTAACACAAAAGAAAAAAGAAGTTAAAGATTTTAAAGAAGGATATGAACATGGCCCTATCGATCGTGATGCTAAAGTAGCAGTTGGTCATAAAGCTGCTGTATTAGCTGGTTCTGGTCTTGATTCTGGTAAACACGGCACAGTTGTTGGTTCATCAAAAGAACGTACTGGTGATATGTGGCATATTAAAACTGCTAGCGGTGATATAGTTAAGATGCACAAACATAGAGTAGCTAAATTAAAAGAAGAAGTTGAACAAATCGACGAGATCTCAAAGAAGACTTTAGGTTCTTATGTTAAGAAAGCTGAGAAGGAAGAAGATAAGTATCAACAAAACTATTCTAAACTCAGAGATATTAGAGACAAAACACATGGTAAATTCTCTGATGATACACCTGAAATGAAACATCTTGATAAGAAGTATCTTAATCGTGCAGATGGTGTTTATAAAGCAAAACAAAAACTCGCTAAAGAAGACGTAGAGTTAGACGAATCTAAAGTATACGATCCTATCACTAAGAAGATGGTCGCTACTAAACCAATTAAAGTACAAGCAGGTGGTGGTGCAACACGAAATGGAGTTCCAGTTGAAGGTGGCCCATCTAAGTATAAGACTATACGTCAAGCTTATGATGCTGCAACTGCAGGACAAACAGTTACACCTAAACAAAAATTAACTAAAGAAGAAGTAGTTAACCTTGACGAGTTAAAGAAGAGCACATACCAATCTTACAGAGATAAAGCTGCTAAGGACGTGAATCGTGCTTATGCTATCCATCAAAGCCCTTATAAGAAGACTGCTAAAGATGATATGCGTAAGCTATCAAATAGAGTTAAAGGTGATGAGCGTGCAGAGAGATCACTTAAAGAAGAGCAGATCGATGAAGCAAAATCTATTACATTTCATGAACCTGCTAAATTTCATGATGCTGTAGATAAAGAATTGGATCATAACAAATCTAATTTTAATGTTAAAGTGATGTCACGCGATTTAAATCATATTAAAAATAATATTGATAAATCAGGTAAATTTCATGGACATGCAGATCATGTTGAACAAGCACAAAAATTTGCTAAAAGACATAAGTTAGCTCATACTATTGGTGAATCAGTACAGATCGATGAAGTATCTAAGTCAACACTTATGAGATACATTCCTAAAGCATCAAGAGATGTTGGTTCCCATACTTATGCAGGTAAAGAAGCTGGAGAATGGGCATCACACTATACAAGAGCTGGTGACTGGGAAGCTGCAGAGAAACACTCTAAGAAGTCTTATGCAGACTTTAAGAAAGCAAACAAACGTATCGCTGGTATTGACCGTGCTACTAAGAAGCTTGGCACACAAAAAGAAGAGGTAGAACATATCGAAGAAGCAACAGTGTCATCACGTAAGTATGATTGGGGTACAATGAAGACTGTTAACCACGGTAAATCATTCTCGATCCCACTACATCCTGAACACCATGAGCCAATCGCTAAGTTAAAACATGGTGAATCTCATTCATTTAAAGATGAGACAGGTCGTAAATGGAAAGCTACACGTGACAATGATACAGTACACTTCCATGGTGGTTCATATGGTACACAAAAGACATCTGTACCGCATAAATCATTAACAGAAGCCCATCATCATGATGGTATTCCAGGATCACAAGTTAAACCTAAAACCATGCAAGTTAAGACACAATCTAAAGTCATGAAGAAGGAAGAAGTTGAAGAGTCAAGAGGTCATAAAGTACTTGCTAACTTTTTTAAGAATAGAGAAGTTGCACAGAGAGCTTTTACAGGTCAAAACAACCCTGCTGATAAAGGCATAGAGACTCCTAAGAAGGATGCAGAACAAAAGAAAAAGATGATGGGTATGAAAGAAGGCTTCTTAACAAAGAACGTTGAGGACGATATGAAAAACTTAGATAGCCTCAAATACTTTAAGAAGTATGGTAAACATAAATCTCAACATCGTAAGATGTTTGGTATCAGGACTGCAGACATAGAAAGAGTCGCAGAAGCAAACATGCCTACTGATGAAAAGTGGACAGACTATATGGGTAAGTCATTGACACATGCTCATGAGCTTCATAAACAACATGCAGCAGCAGAACATCCTGCAGAAAAAGCTGGCATTAAAGGCAAGATTTCAAAACATAACCAACGCATCATTGATGCCGCTAAAAAACTAAGAAGAGAGGGATATTAATATGTTAAAGTTCAATGATTTTTTAAAGGAAAATGTACAGCTCAATGAGGAGAATATTAAAGATTCTCATTGGAAACATGAACCTTTATCTACAAAGAGATCTGATTATGATAGCGGTGCTGAACATGGTGAAGCTAAAGACATTAATAAATGGGCTCATGAGATCACTAAGCATAAAGAAAAAGCTGAAGCTGCAAAGAAAAAAGGTGACATGCATGCTTATCATAAACACATGGAGACTCATCATGATGAAGCACGAATTTTTCATCATGAATCAGAATCCGGTGAACATCACTTAAGTCCAGCTAATCAAGAAGAACATGGTTCATATTTTGGTCATGAAAGAGCATCTGAGTATCATAGATTAAAAGCTGAAAGATTAGAGAAAAAGCATGTTAAAGAATCTTGGTCTGCACAAGCTGGTAAAGCTAAGATGTCAGAGGCAGACGTAGACGAATCAGGTCTCCGTATGGCAGCTCATGCAGCTCATAAAGAGGGTAAGAAAGAGTTTGAGTTCCAAGGTAAAACATACCCTGTTAAAGTACAAAAAGAAGAAGTAGAACAGATCGATGAGTTATCAAAAGACACATTAGCATCATATACTAAGAAAGCTTCACATGATGCACGTATCAAACAACATGTAGCTGCAGACTTTAAGAGTAAAGCTGCACATGCAAGAAACCCAAGAAAGAAAGAAACATGGGATAGTCTTGCTGGCAAATACCAATCTCAAGCATGGAAGCGTGAGAAAGGCCATGATAAAGCTGTTGACAAATTAAAAGAAGACGTTCAGTTAGATGAAGGTAAGATGAAAGAACTTGCTTATGACTTACAAAACATGGGTCATGACGAGTTCCATAAACACTATGGTCATCCTAAACATCATTACGATCCTACAAATTTCAAGAAGCCAGTAGAAAAAGGCCATGAAATGGATCGTGCTAAAGCTTTAGCTCAACGCGGCATGCAATCATTATCCAAAGAAGAAGTAGAACGCATCGAAGAGAAGTTAACACAGATCGATGAGTTATCTAATAAGACTTTAGGTAACTACGTTAAGAAAGCTTCATCAGATTTAGCATCGTCTATCCATAATGAGCGTGATGCAGAAGAAAATGATGATGCTCCAGAAGCATCAGAGCATGGTCGTCGTGCTTCTAACAGGATGTCAGGTTTAGAAAGAGCTGGCAAGAAGATTGCTAAAGAAGAAGTAGAATTAGAAGAAGCTACTACACGTAAAGACTTCCAAATGGTTGCTGATCTTATTAAAGGTCACGAATCTGCAGAGAAACGTAAAGAACTTGCTACACATCATGCAGGTATCTTCGCTAAACAAAACCCACGCTTCGATCATGCTAAGTTCATGAAAGCAGCTGGTGTTAACGAAGGCGAAATGTGTGAGGACGAAATGCGTTTTCCTAAAGACGGTTGGTCTAAAAATGATTCAATGGCTAAACCAGTAAAATCTTCAGATGCAATGAAACAACACTCACATTACTTTAGTAAAGTTACTAAGTTAGATCCTAAGACTGGTAACCCTGTTAAAGAAGAAGTTTCACAAGAGATATCACCATACCTTAAAGCTACACTACAAGTTATGGATGAAGGTAAGATCGATGAAGGCAAGATGAAAGACATCTATACTGACATGATGGATCATGCTACCAAGAAGGGTTACTCAAGTCATAAACAGTTTACACCTACAGATTATGAGACAGTTGGTAAACAACATGGTATCTCAGGTAAAGAACTTGCTATTGTTGCCGGTCATAAGACTGCACAACAAGCAGATACTCACTTCAAGAAACCAGTAGAACCTGGTAAAGGTATGGATCGTGCTAAAGCTTTAGCTCAACGTGGTATGCAATCATTATCTAAAGAAGAAGTAGAACGCATCGAAGAAAAGTTAACACAGATTGATGAATTATCTAAAAAGACTTTAGGTTCATATGCTCATAAAGCTACGGATGATGCTCAAGATAAAGCACATGATGCATATGATAGTGGAACACCTACAAGACATGAACTTGAAATTCAAGGTGGAAAAAATAATCAAGGAAAATATGGTCATAAACCACTTCAAAATAGATTAACAGGTTTAGCAAGAGCTTCTAAAAAGCTAGGTGATAAGGGCATTGGTAAGGATGTTGAAAAGTCAGTAGCTCATCATCTTAAACAAAGATATCATTATGATAATATGGATGATGGAAAAGCTTCTCGATCTGATGATGCTGCATTACGTCAATCAAGCAAAGCTCATGAGAAAATTCATAAAGCTTCTGGTGTTAAAGAAGAAGTTTCACAAGAAATGTCTCCATACGTTAAAGGTACTTTAGCAGTTATGGATGAAGGTAAGATCGATGACTTAAGAGACGCTCAGAAGTTAAGACAAGCTAGTCAATCAGCGTATGATCCTAAGTTTAAACCAGATACAAGCCATCCGCATATCAATCTAGTTAAAGGTACAGCGTATGGTGGTGCTAATCAAAAAGATGATGAGACTGATGAGAAACCTGATGATGAAACAAAAGAGAAACGCGGACGTGGCAGACCAGCGGGATCTAAGTCAGGTGCTAGAGTATAAATAACTAATCTAATTAAGGAGTAATAAAATGGCTTTATGGGGAAATCACGACAATCAGGCTTCAAAGCCTAAGTATGTCGCAAGGATTGCGTACTTTAACAGTGCAACGACTGTTAATACTACAGCAGAAACAATAGATTTAACGGGTGCAAACACTGACTTCGCTAAGGGCGACGGTGTTGTATATTCAATCAATGGTGGTACAGTCATCGGTGGCTTAACAGACGGTAAAACTTACTATGTAGGTCTTACAGCTACATCAGGTATTATCAGTCTTTATGATACACAAGCTAATGCTATCGCGGGTGGTGCTACAGGTAAAGTTAACTTAACAGGTGCTGGTGTTGGCGTTCAAACACTACAACGTACTGGTGAAGCTAACGTTAATGACCATAACTACAACGGTAGAGGTTTATACTTCGAAGACGTAGACGAAGCTTCAAACGCTGAAAACCGTGGTCGTGGTCTTAAGACACCAGGTTGGGTTGAGTATGTATCATATACAGACTCTAACGGTAACGTACGTCATAAATCAGAGATCTTAATAGCTATGGGCTCAGCACAAACACAATCAGTAACAGGTGATGCTAACCCAGCTAAAGGTGCTTCTGGTGCAACAGGTACAGCTGACGATTCAGTATTACTTGATGCTACTACAATCATTACTGCACAACCGGTTAACGCTACAGCTGCAGCAAATGCTGGAGTTGATGCATTATTCACAGTAACTTCTGCTGCAACTGGTGCTTATAATAGCTTAACATACCAATGGCAACAAAGTACTGATGGTGGTACTACATGGACTAACATCAGCGGTGCAGCATGGAAGGGCTATAATACTAATACATTAGGTATTAATTCTGGCCATCTAGCTGTAGGTGATACTGGTATGAAGATCCGTGTAATCTGTGGTACTGATACAGCTAATACAAATGCTATCTCTAACGCAGTAACATTAACAGTAACAGCTTAACTAAGTGGGGGAGGTTAACTCCCCTCTTTTAATATGGACCAATTGTTGACAGATGATAATTTTTTAACCTATGCGATGCATCATTATGACAATACCCAATGCTATTCGTTGGAAGAGTTTAATGATGATCTTAAGAGGTTTCTATACTTAAAGAAGCTATTCAATAGGTATAAGAGCGAAGGGGATCTTAAAGAGAACCTAATACTTAACCACTTGATAGTACTATATAACTTATTTGGTGATCAAACAACAAACATGTTATTCTTTAAGATAGATGAAGAGTATTGGAGTTACTTAGTAACGTTTTTGATATTCCTTAACAGGATGCCAGATGAGTTACCAGAACACAAGCTAAAGATGTCTGATGTCAAGCTAGATGAACACATAATAAAAATACTTAGGAAGATTTAATGTCACAAGTAATAGATAATTTAATAGCGTTAAGAGTACTTACCATGTTGGTTAAGCCCTTCAGTGAGACTGATGCCTTTAAGCTTGGCATCATCGATAAAAAAGGAAAAAATCTCATAAAGCCATCTTTTTTCACGACGAGTGAACAAAGAAATGCGTACACGTTCCTACATCGATTGGTCTTTAACATGAAGAAGATAATCAACAAACTGCCAGGTGGAGAAAATAAGCTAAAGAGTTTAGTTACAGCATACTTCCTAATCAAAGAGTATTATGAAAAGAATGATAGGACGACATCAATGATGGAACAAAGATTCCATACTTTGATGGGTATGGGTGTTTACTTTGCTGAGGAAACTATCCTTCTTGAAAAGTTCATCAAGAGCATTGAAGAAGATGGTGGTGCTGGAGGTGGTGGTGTTTCAGGTGGAGGTGGTGCAGGTGCAGCTCCAGCTAATGCAACAGGGGTGATGACATCTACAGATGCAGCTACTACACCATTACTCAAGAAGAAAGACATAGATAAGTATAAGAAGACAAATCAAGGTGCAGTAAGTATGGCGCGCCGAAACAACAAGGTATTTTAATATGTTCTTATTATCATTTATTCCAGATGCATGGTTATTAAAAGCAACAACGATGTTAGTGGGTGTAGGTGGGATTGGATTTGTAATATTCACCATACTCGGTAATATCCCAGGTGTTAAGCTATCAGCCATCATACTTAAATGGGTATCATTAGTAGTACTATGCGTTGGTTGTTATTTTACTGGTGCATACTCTAAGGATATGTTATGGAGAGCTGAAGCTGAGAAGCTTCAGGCTGACATGGATCGTAAGGTTGCTGAAGCTGATAAGAGATCAAAACAAATTGTAACGAAATATGTAACACAAACAAAGGTAATCAAGGAGAAGGGTAATGAAATCAAGAAGTTATCTCAACATGTTAAAGAGTCTGATGCTAAGTGCAGTGTGCCTAAGTCTTTTGTCTTGCTCCACGATTCTGCCGCAAAAAATGAAGTTCCCGACACCTCCAAAGGAATTGATGGATCCGCCTCCGGAGTTAATCTCTCTGCCGTCGGAGAAACAATAAGCATCAACTATAACAACTACCATCAGTTATCAGAGCAACTAAAAGCACTACAAGACTGGGTAACATCACAGGAAAAGATCTATAATGGCAAATGATTTCGAACAATTAGAACGTATAGTTGAGAAGCTTGATTTATCGATAGATAAGCTTACTGAAGTTAGTAATAATGTTAGTAAACTATTAGCTGTACATGATACAAGAATAAATGTCATAGAGAAAGATACTGTGCGTAACGAAGACGACATAAGAGACATACACGTAAAGATAGATAACATAGCTAAAGAGATCAATAAGAAGCTAGACCAGTCTATGGCTAACAGCATAGAAGGTCATGCTAAGATCCAATCTGCTATAGAAGAGAAGCTTAAAGGCATCGATGCTCGTGTTAAAGTCCTTGAAGTATGGCGCTGGGTAGTCATCGGCGGAGCTGTTGTTATTGGTTGGTTGATTAATAAAACTTTCAAATGAAATACGCTCAGTACATATCAGAGTTAAAACTTCAACTACAGTACCATACCGAACTAAACCCAAAACTCTGGAACGAATACCAACTAAAGCCTGAAGTAAGAGCCAAGCTACTTCAGTTTGCAGAAGCATGGAGAGAATTTGCTAAGATCCCTAAAAGTGCAGTTAAAGAAGTTATCATGCTCGGCGGCAACGCCAACTACAACTATACTGATCTATCTGATATTGATGTTCACTTGGTTGTTAATAAGTCCGAGATTGCCAAAGATAACCCATTACTAGACGACTACTTACAAGATAAGAAAGTCATGTGGACTATGGCCCATAAGATCACCATCCTTGGATATGGTCTTGAGCCTTATGCACAAGATGAGTCAGTAGCATACCCTAAAGACCAAGGTGTCTATTCATTGACAAAGGATGAATGGATCGCCAAGCCAGAATTCATTGGTGATGATTTCCTAAAGAACCCATACCTTAAGAAGAAGATTAAGTTCTATATGGATATGATCGATGATATGATCAAGAACAAGATGGATGTAGAAGCATTCAATAACCTCAAGGATAAACTAAGAGACATGAGAGGCGCTGCCATCCTAAAAGGTGGTGAATTCTCATTCGAGAACCTAGTGTTTAAGGAACTACGTAATCAAGGTTACTTAGACAAGATGGCTCGATACAAAAAAGATGTACAGGATCAAGCCCTGTCGTTATAAATACAATTATTAAAACTGACTTGACTGACACTAAACAATGAAAACATTATTCATCCTAAAGCGTAAAACAAACTTCTACGCAAAACAAGACGACCATATAGGAGTATCCACTGGTCTCTATAATTCCGCAAAATTCATGGACGACATGCTTCAGGCAGCTGGTATTGAATCAAAGCTCGTTGTTGTTGAGGATAATAATAAGATCGATCGAGAAGTAACCCTATTTAGACCAACCCATGTTATCATTGAGGCACTATGGGTTGTACCAGAAAAATTTGTAATCCTTCAAAAACTTCATCCAAACGTTAAGTGGATTATAAGAATCCATTCAGAGATGCCGTTTATGGCGGGTGAAGGACCAGCTATGAATTGGATAGCTGAATACGCCATGCATAAGAACATTATATTATCCTGCAACGCTCCTAGAATGCTTGATGAGGTACAGTTCTATATACAAACAGCTTTTGGTTTATCAGACGATGAGGTAAACGAAAAGGTTGTATATCTACCAAACTACTATCCACCAGGCTATAAGACAAAAGAATACATATCAAATAAAGATACGATAGATATTGGTTGCTTTGGTGCGGTAAGACCATTAAAGAGTCATCTCGTACAGGCGTACGGTGCTTTAAAATTTGCTGAGGAATCTGGTAAACTATTAAACTTCCATATTAATACGGCAAGACTTGAAATGAATGGTGGTCCAGTGTTAAGTAACCTTATTGGACTATTTGAACACCTCTATGATCGTGGTCATAGATTGGTTAATCATGAATGGACACCAAGGGAAGAGTTCATTCAACTATGTTCTACAATGGATATAGGTATGCAGGTAAGCTTCTCTGAAACATTTAATATTGTGGCTGCTGACTTTGTTAGTCAAGGTGTACCAGTTATAGGAAGTATCGAGATACCATGGATGCATGAGGACTTTCACTCTGATCCAACAAGTAGTAACAATATTGCATACACACTGGATCAGGCTCATCAGTATCCAGAGTATAACGTAAAAGTTCATCAAGCTTTACTAAATGAATATTGTATAAATAGTAGAGAAATCTGGTTAAATTATTTTCAGGAGTAAGACATGGCACATAAAGTTAAATTAACAAAATGGCAAGGTCCTATGTTAAGAGTCTATTCAATGGACTTTGAAACATTAGATCAAGCTAAAGAGCACGCTTATAAGCATAAACACACTCATCATAACATTAAGATCTATGATGAAAGTAATAACTTAGTTACTACAATCGCTAACGGCACAGAAACACCTAACTACGCTTAATTAATTTTACATTAATTGACGTTTATATTATAATACATTATGAAGTACTTTGATATTAAGTGGTTATCCACGACTCTTTTCATCCTATGCGGTACATCTGTGGCATTAAAACTGCCGTTCATGAAGTATGCTTTCCCAGGCTTTGTCATAGCTCATGGTATCCTTGTGCACCATTTCCATAAGGTCCACCCAAACAAACCCCTCTTGATTCAAAATGTTTACTTCTTTTTCTTAAACATATTTGCCAGCTACATCTGGCTCATTAAAGGATAACATCATGGCAGTAAGACCATTAGGCAAGAAAGTATTAGTAGCAGAGAACAAACGTGATAACCAAACTGCATCAGGCATATTAATCGAGGGTTCAGACCGTCATGGGGAATCAAAGACAGGTACAGTGCTGGCTATCGGCCCAGAGGTGACAGAAGTGCAGGTGGGTGACAAGATCCTATTGGACTGGTCAAAAGCTCAGCTGGCAACCGTGGATGGTGCCCAACGTGTCATGATCTTGGAAGAGAACATCGTAGCAGTATTAGAAAATTAATGTACTTTAATTGAGTTATATTATATAATGGTTCTATGTTATACATTGATGCAAGATTCGTAGGTCAAATCTCCTACAAACTCCGTAACTTTAAAAAGAAAAATGACTACTATTGGAACTTTAGTTGTCCGATATGTGGTGATTCCAAAAAGAACGAGTTAAAGGCTCGAGGCTTTGTCTATAAGAACAAAGACAGGTTAGTGTATAAGTGCCATAACTGTGGCATATCCATGAGCATTGGTAACCTCATTAAACACCTTGACCCAGCTGTCTATAGCGAGTATGTACTAGAACGGTATAAAGAAAATACTTCTAAGCACACACCTCATGCTAAGGTCGAAGAAGTCGTACCTGAGATCACACAGCCTATATGTACAGACCTTATCTTGGCAGGTGCACAACCTTTACAATCTAACCAAGAAGCTTTACAATATGTTATATCTCGTAAGATACCGCAAGATCGTTGGAAAGATCTCTACTATGTACCCAAGTTTAAAGAGTTTGTCAATAAACTAAAATATAGTTTTACAGATACAACATATGATACACCAAGGTTAATCATCCCGTTCTATGATGAAGATGGTAAATGCATTGCTTTTCAAGGTAGAGCACTTGGTAAAGAACAACCCAAGTACATCACAATTAAGTTAGATGAAAAGAAAGAAAAGATTTATGGTATAGATCGTATGGATCATATAAAGAGGATCTATGTAACAGAAGGTCCAATAGATTCTATGTTTATCCCTAATGCAATAGCTGTGGCTGGTGCAGGGTTTGATACTAAGTTCATACAAGCAATCAAAGATAATGCAACTCTTATCATGGATAATGAACCAAGATCCATACAAATCTGTAACTTTATTGAGAAGTTAATTGATGAGGACTACGCAGTATGCCTATGGCCAGAAACCATAGAATATAAAGATATTAATGAGATGGTGTTACATGGTAAATCTATTGAGTCTATCATGGATACGATAAATACGAATACATTCCAAGGTATGGAAGCAAAGCTTAAGTTTATTGAATGGAGAAAATGTTGAAAGTATTAATCACAGGTGTTACAGGTTATATCGGATCTCATCTAGCAAAGGTTTTATTTGAAGCTGGACACCAGATAACCGGTCTTGATATTGAATGGAAGAAACATAATCATGATGTTACAAGATACTGTCAACGAATCCTTATCAAAGATGTAACAAAGCATGTGGTTGATGAAGACTATGATGTCATCGTACACCTTGCAGGGTTAATCCAAGTAGAAGAAAGCGTTGCAAGACCAACTAAGTACTACTCAGCAAACCTCGGTGGTACTGTAAACATGTTAAGGCAGCGTATAAATGGTGAACCTCACTTCATATTTGCGTCTACAGCTGGAGCATTTGATGCACAGTCACCTTATGCAAGGTCTAAGTTGGCAGCAGAAGACGTCATCAAAGAACAATCAAGGTCATATACCATATTCAGGTTCTTTAACGTTGCAGGTTCTGATGGTATACACAGACAAGTTGGTCGAGCATCACATCTAATTAGGATAGCAGCAGAGACAGCTGCAGGTAAAAGAGATTATATGTCAATTTATGGAGATGATTATGATACACGTGATGGGAGTTGCGTGCGGGACTATATTCATGTTGTGGATCTTGTTAACGCTATTCGTGATACTATTAAGCATGGTCCTTTTAACACGCCGTATGAATGCATTGGAACAGGAAATGGATACTCAGTCAAAGAAGTCGTTAAGACCATGAAAGAGGTCACAGGTATAGATTTTCAAGTAAAAATGGCAGGTCGAAGAGATGGTGATCCAGCATCCCTAGCAATTACTAATCAATTCAACCTGTTACACCCACAGTATAGTTTGAAAGATATGTGTCTATCAGCCTATCGAGTAGAATCCCAAGTATAAATACAAAATAGTTAAATTAAATTATTGGAGTTAAAATGACTGACGAAGTCCACGGTATTAAGGTAGACTATTCACGAGATTCATTGTTCGATGAATTGGGAATGATTAGGTTAAAAGAGTCATACATGGCAGATAATGAAGTAAGTCCTCAAGAGAGGTTTGCATTCGTATCATCAGCCTTCGCAACAGATAAATTCCATGCGCAAAGATTATATGAGTATAGCAGCAAGCACTGGTTATCCTATGCTACTCCTATCCTTTCATTTGGCCGCAGCAAACGAGGTCTTCCAATTTCCTGCTTCCTTAACTTTATTGAAGACACCGCGGAGGGTTTAGTTGAAAACTTATCTGAAACAAATTGGCTATCTATGCTTGGGGGTGGTGTTGGCATCGGCTTTGGTATTCGTAGTGCTGATGACAAATCTACTGGTGTTATGCCTCATCTTAAAATGTACGACGCTAGTTCTCTCGCATACCGCCAAGGTCGTACTCGTAGGGGTAGCTACGCTGCTTACCTTGACATTAGTCATCCGGACATTATGATGTTCTTGGAAATGCGTAAGCCAACAGGTGACCAAAACATGCGATGCTTGAACTTACATCATGGTGTTAATATTCCTGATGCATTCATGGAGATTATTGAAAATTGTATGAAGGATCCTGAAGCTAACGATGATTGGGAACTAAAAGATCCACACTCAGGTGAAGTAAGGGAAGTGGTATCAGCAAAAGAATTATGGCAAAAGCTATTAGAATTACGTATGCAAACAGGTGAACCATACCTGCACTTTATCGATGAGTCTAATAGAAAGTTGCCTCAATGGTTAAAGGACAAAGGTTTAAAAGTACATCAATCTAACCTATGCTCCGAGATTATTTTACCTACTAATGAAAAGAGAACAGCTGTATGCTGCTTATCTAGTTTAAACTTGGAGTATTATGATGATTGGAAAGATGACAAACTTTTTCTTAAAGATGTTGCAGAAATGCTGGATAATGTCTTGCAATATTTTATTGACAATGCTCCTAGCACTATTAAGCGTGCTAAGTATTCTGCTTCTCGTGAGCGGAGCATTGGCATTGGTGCTCTTGGCTGGCATGCTCTCCTTCAGCGAAGAAATACTCCCTGGGAAAGTGCAATGGCAACGGGACTTAATAAACAGATCTTCGCACACATTAGATCAAGCTTGGACAAAGCGAATCAGCAATTGGGTAAAGAACGAGGTGAAGCACCCGACGCAGTGGGTACGGGTAACCGTTTTAGTCATCTTATGGCTATTGCTCCTAACGCTAGTTCTTCGATCCTCATGGGAAATACATCACCCTCAATCGAACCATTTAGAGCAAATGCGTATAGACAAGATACCTTATCAGGATCCCATCTACACAAGAACCAGTACCTTGACAAGATTATAAAGGAGAAAGCTGGTGATAAATATGATGAGGTTTGGTCTTCAATTATTGCGAATGATGGTTCAGTTCAACATTTGGATATACTTGACGATTGGACCAAGGATGTGTTCAAGACTTCTATGGAGATTGACCAACGATGGGTGGTGCAGCATGCAGCAGACCGTCAAGAGTTTATCGACCAAGCACAAAGCTTAAACGTATTCTTTAGACCAGATAGTAACATCAAATACGTCCATGCAGTACACTTTATGGCATGGAAACAAAAATTAAAGACTATGTATTATTGTCGTTCGGATAAGATTGCTAAGGCAGACAAAGTATCTAAACGTATTGAACGTGAAGTGATAGCGGAAATCAACCTTAAAGCAATGACAGACGGAGACACTTGTCTTGCCTGTGAAGGATGACCTTCACACTATTCACAAAATATAGGGATTAAAATGGCAATAGAAAATTTTAGTAAGTTCATAGACTATAAAAATAAGAAGTATGTAAAGTTTGATGGTAGGAAGATCTTGATCTTAGGTTATGGATCTGTAGGTCAAGCGATCTTACCAATAATCCTTAGACACATCACATCTGAAGCATCTAACATTATAGTGCTTGAGAAGGGTGAGAACGAAAAAACTTTTAAAGAACGTAATGGTAAGTCTGCAGTCACATACATTAAGAAAGAGATCTTAAGGAATAACTTAGAATCTACACTATCAAAGTATGTAGATGAAGGTGGGTTTGTTATCGATGTATCACTAAACATCGGTGCACTTGAGATCCTTGAATGGTGTTTAAAACATGGTGTTCATTACATCAATACATCTCTTGAAAGATGGGAAGATGAACCAGACGAGACTATCCCTAAACTAGCAGAACGTACACTATACCATACTCATAAAGAAGTTCGTGCTATGGCAGAGAAGTACAAAGGTGCAGCAACGGTTGTTGGAACTCATGGTGCAAACCCTGGTTTGGTGACACACCTTACTAAGAGAGCGTTACTCAAGTTAGCAGAAAAGAAAGGCATCAAGTATGTAGTACCAACCGATAAAGAAGGTTGGGCACAGTTGATGAAGAAGGTTGGTGTTAAGGTAGTACATGTTGCAGAACGTGACACACAAGTCCTTGGTGAACCAAAAGAAAAGAATGAGTTTGTAAATACATGGTCATGTGAAGGTTTTTGGGCAGAAGGTAGAGCTCCCGCTGAGATGGGTTGGGGTACACACGAAGATACTAACCCAGAGAATGGTAAAGCACAAGGTAACACTGCATACCTATTCCAACCCGGTGTATCAGTGTTACTAAGATCATGGGTTCCATTAGGTGGTCAATACAATGGCTTCCATATCCAACACTCAGAAGCTGTAACGATATCAGAATACTTTGAAACTAAAGATAAATCGTTTAGGCCATCAGTATACTACGTCTATCAACCATGTGATGCAGCTATCGCTTCAGTACATGAGATGAGAGGTAAAGAGTTAGATCTACATACTAAACTACGCATCGCTAAGGATGAGATCGTGGGTGGTATGGATGAATTAGGTGTGCTATTATTGGGGGATGACTTTGGTATGTGGCACGGTTCACAGTTAACTATCGAGGAAGCAAGGAGACTAATACCAGGAGAGAACGCTACATCATTACAGGTTGTTGCATCAATGTTAGGTGCAATGATATGGGCAATAGAGAATCCTAATGAAGGTTATGTGGAGCCAGAAGCAATACCATATGACTTCGTATTGAAGTATGCTGACCCATATCTAGGTAAAGTCCCATTCGTCGAGACAAAATGGACACCATTCAAAGATGTCAACAGTTTATTCTACAGAGAGTTGGATCCAAAAAATCCATGTGCTTACGAAAACTATAGGGTCTGGACATAACATGCATATCGAAGGAATGATTAAAAGATTAAAAGATGCTGGACGTAATATCTTTTTAGCAACAAACAATGCAGCATCTTTAAAGAAGAAGTACGTTGAACCTCATGTCTTTGTGAGGATTGATGGTAAGAAAGTGAAGATCAAAGACATAACAGTAAGTGAGTGTAATATATATTTAGAAACCGAGGACAATAAATGAAAAAGATTATAGCAGCATTATTTTTTGCATCAGCAACAACAGCAGCATTTGCAGGTTTAAAAGACTGCAGTCAGTTTGAAGCAGCATTACCAACATATACAGCAAAAGCAGGTGACCAAGAGTTATGTCATTTAAACTATGCAGTAATCCATCGTTGTGATGTTAAAGCTCCAGAAGCAGTGTTTGAGCATTTAACAAAAGCAGCAATCAGTGGACCAGCAAAACGTAAAGATAATTTTCACCCTGATGCATTAGTAACACCTAACTGTTCAGCATCCCTAGCTGACTATGCTATCGTTGGTAAAACACATGACCGCGGTCATATGGCACCAGCAGGTAACAACACACAGAGCGATGCGATCATGAGTGAGAGTTTTAACTTATCAAACATGGTTCCACAAGTAGCTAACAACAATCGTGGTATTTGGAAACAAGCAGAAACATATGAACGTCAATGGGTTGCAACACCAAACACAGACTTCTATGTTATCTCTGGTGGTATTTGGGATCAAGGTTATCAAAAGATCGGTAGTGGTTTAGGTATCCCTACTCGTTTATATAAGATCGTTTATGAAAAGAATAGTAAGAAAGTTACTGCATGGTTAATGCCAAACGCTGCATTACCCGTTAAAGACTTGCCTAAGTATCAAACAACTGTACCAGCAATCGAGCAAGCAACTGGTATTAAGTTTAACTTACCAATCGCTAAGTAATGGCAACGATACTTACAGAACATACTCGAGCAAAACACAAAGAGGTCGAAGGATCTGATTTTGTCCAGTATATGTTCACTGGTAAGATAACTAAGGAACACTATCTTACATACCTTCAACAGATGTGGCATATATACTCTACACTAGAAGCATGCGCTACAGTTCATGGGCTGTTTGAAGGTATGGAAGACCTTAGACGTACTCATAAGATATCACTTGATATTGCAGAGTTAGGTGGAACTATCGTGGCACCTTATATAAGTACAAAGAATTACATGTTTCATCTATTATCTTTAGCTGATAGTCGACCAGACCAGATCATGGCTCATGTATATGTAAGACATATGGGTGATTTATACGGTGGTAAGATGATAGGTAAGTTAGTACCAGGACCCAGTCATGCTTATGCATTTGAAGATAGACCTGCATGCATTGCATACATAGACTCTAAGTTAAGTATAGATCTATTAGACGAAGCAATAGCAGGATTTGATCATTGTATGAATTTATTTAACGAACTAAAGAAAGAGTTGAACATCTAATGGCAGACAAATTAACCGATACGAGAGAATACTTTAAGCCATTCAATTATCCATGGGCATATGACGCATGGTTGAAACATGAACAGGCACATTGGTTACATACAGAAGTTCCTATGGCAGAAGATGTTAAGGACTGGAAGAAGAAGTTAACAAAGGAAGAGAAGCAGTTCCTTACTAATATATTTAGGTTCTTTACGCAAGGTGACATCGACGTTGCCGGCGGTTATGTTAAGAACTACCTACCATACTTCCCTCAACCAGAAGTTCGAATGATGCTTATGGGCTTTGCGGCTCGCGAAGCATTACATATCGCAGCATACTCTCACTTGATTGAGACGTTAGGTATGCCAGAATCTACATATAATGAATTCCTTGAATACCAAGAAATGAAGGACAAACACGACTATGTTACGGAACTCAGTTCGAAAAACGGTGACTTATCTTCAACTGCAACGCACATCGCAGTATTCTCTGCTTTCACGGAGGGTATGCAGCTTTTTAGTTCTTTTATCATGCTGCTTAATTTTCCTCGTCATGGTTTGATGAAAGGTATGGGTCAGATCGTTACATGGTCAATCGTTGATGAAACTATGCACGCTGAGAACATGATTAAGCTATTTAAAACATTTATCAAAGAGAACAACGAGATATGGAATGATGACTTGAAGGGTCGCATATATACTATAGCTGAGAAGATGGTTCAACTCGAAGATAAGTTTATTGATTTATCATTCTCAGGTACACACATGAGAGAGTTAGAGCCAGTAGATGTTAAACAATACATCCGTTACATCGCTGATAGGCGTTTGATCTCACTCGGATTAAAAGGTATTTTTAAAGTTAAAAAGAACCCGCTACCATGGGTTGAGGAGATGATCAATGCTCCAGTTCATGGTAACTTCTTTGAGAACCGTGTAACCGACTATGCGAAGGGTGCACTTAAAGGTTCATGGGAAGATGTATGGGGAGGAGCCCAATAATGGCAACAAAATATTTTCATTGCGAGAACTGTGAGTCAACAGGCAAGGTGACCGTTAAGACTAACGATGTTACGATTGAAGATATTGTGTATTGTCCAGTATGCGGTGCAGATATATTTGAAGAAGACGAGGATGATGAATGACATGGATGTACAACAATGTGCCCGTTGAGACTATTGACGATAAATATGTTGGGTTTGTATATATCATTACTAACTGCATTACCAATAAAAAGTATATTGGTAAGAAACTCACTAAATTTTCTAAGACTGCTACAAGAACAGTTACGCTTAAAAACGGTAACAAAAAGAAAAAGAAAATCCGCAGCAAGATAGAATCAGATTGGAGGACATATTGGTCCTCATCAAAAGAAGTAATAGATGATGTCAAGGCATTAGGAGAAGATAAGTTCAAACGGGAAATCCTAATGTTTTGCTTATCCAAAGGTACCGCAAGTTATTTTGAAGCAAAATTACAAATGCAAAATGAAGTATTAGAAAACCCAGATAAGTGGTATAATGGGATCGTGAACTGTCGTGTACATAGGAGTCATATAAAGTATGAGAATTAAGTTGAGAGTAATTGGATTCATGTTAACGTTATTATGCGCTGCATGTTTATATACATCATTCATGTGTTATATCCAGATGGTGGATTATCATGAGCAGATCGTCTATCAAAATAAACGTATAGATGAAGCAACGAGTAGATGGAATAACCTAAACTCAGAAGATCTAATATTGATCGAACGTATAGAAGATTTAAAGAAACAAATTAAGGCACAGGACGATAAGATCCGTATACAAGATGCTCTTATTGTAGAGACAAGAGCTAGAACAAAGAAAAAATGAACGATAAAGTAATGACGAGCATAATGTTTGTATCAGCAATATCGCTGAGTTGTATCGCTGCGTTCTACTCTATTGCAGGCTTAACAGCTATATTTGCTGCAGCCGTAGTTCCAATCATCATCATGGGTGGGATACTTGAAGTATCTAAGTTAGTCGTAGCCTCATGGTTATACAGAAACTGGCAAGATGTTCCTAATACATTTAGGATCTACTTTACTACAGCAGTAATTATCCTCATGATGATTACATCTATGGGTATTTTTGGTTTCTTATCAAAAGCTCACCTTGACCAAGCTGTCCCAGCTGGAGACG